GACCGATTTCATGGATTGCTGATTGTTCTGCATTATCCAATCTTCGATTTTTCAAGACTCTTTTAAAAATATTCCATTCAGCCATTTAAAACACCATAATGTTATCTTCGTAATAATCTTCGTTATATGGTTTGTTTGGGGATAAAGCACCACGAACCCCGTAGACACCATAACCTAATGCGTCCATAGCGTGGTCGTTGAATTTCGCCGGTTCGTCAGTAACTATTCCTTCGTTATTTTTCTTGTAAACATAACCTTTAATCTCTTTAATCGTATTAACACAACGAGGGTGGATATGTATCTTTGTTTGCTTTGTAGTGGTGATTTTAGCATTCACATCTTTGATTCCTTTATCCATTGGGAATCCTGCATCGTTAAATTCTTGTATACGGTCAGGTTCTGCTGCATCACCATACCCCGTGTCTAATTGACTGGGTAGTAATTGATTTTGGGATAACATGTCTGTACACTTTTCAATTAATTGGTTATTAGTTAATTTTCGTTCGTATACTTCATCTATAACATAGCATTCTGTATCATTCCAACCGAGTAATAAGAATGCACTAGGATTGTTAAAACCAAAATCTGCACCAAAGCTTATTAATTCATAATGAGGATTTTTAGGAAATACTGTATCATAATTGTGATAAATAATATTGGAGAGTTTTCCCCATTGCCCCGCACTATAACGGAGCCATAATTCGTAATCTTCATATTTTAAGTCATCGTAATAATCCCTTTGGAATTTAGGTAGTTTTAAGTTCTCACTGTAATGGAAGTGAGCTTTTTTACGACGAGCTTGAATACCTGCTAAAATTTCATCATAAGACTTGTAAGGTTTGTTCTCAGCCAATGCTTCCTTACGTTGTCTTTCGTATTTTGTTGTTGCATCTTTGTACTCATGGTAACGTTGATAAATCCAATGTTCTTCATCTTCAGGTTGTACTACGATTAGCATTTGGGAATATCCGCCTTTTGCTTTAGAAGCTTCTCCCCTTCCTAAACGAAGCATTAACTCAGTGTAGAACTCAGTATCAACTAATTCCTCGCACTGCTCAATGTATATTTGGTCTGCATTGATAGATCTCACCTTAGACAGCTCGTCCAAGGCACCAAAATACATTATAGAGCCAGTTTGAGTTAAAGTAATCTTCCCTTCTGATTTATTCTCATCAAAAGGAATATGATAATTATTCAAAATATTACGGATTTCTTTCCATGATGTACGTTTCAATGACGGTAATGTTTTACGATAAATGTAAATAGAGGCATTTTTATTTTCCAAACCGTATTTAATGACTTTCAAACAAGCAAAGATAGTTTTACCGCTACCTGCACTGCCTTCTACTAACAATTCACGTGTTCTATCATTAATCCAACGTTGCTGTGTTGGAGTCATCTCAATAGTCGCAACATTACTCATCTACATCATTATCCAAAGGTTTCATATCAACAATTTCAAATTTAATAGGAGTATCCTCTTTAACATTCAATTCTACTTCAGATTTCTTCTTACCATAACCAAACCTGTTATCCAGTAAATGTTGAGTTGCTTTCAGACTACCATTCAAAGCATGATCTACTTCAATGTCAAGTATTACTGCTTCGGATTCTCTTTCAGCTTGATAAACTTTTGAAAACAAGTTAATTATCGGAGTATCATCTAACTCCTCTTCAACCTCTTCACGATACCATCTAAGCCACCTACGATAAGTATCTAATTTGATACCGTTTTTAACAAAACATGATTCTATTGGTAAACATCTTCTAGCATCATCACAAATCTTCTCAATCAAGAGTTCCCCTTGCTTACCTTTGAGTAATATGGGATTATGTTCTGTCATATTTTGTTCACCTCATAAAATTGAAATAGAATGTTAATGCTATGAATACAATTGATATTATGGATAACCATAATTTGAAGTCATCACGATTCTTCTTTGTCGCTTCATCTTGCACTTCTTGTCTTGTTTCGATTTTAATTAAACGTTCATTCAAAGCATAGTCTTTCGAGTCAGATTCATTAATAAAATCATTAATATCCGTGCTTAACTTATCAATTTTCTTTTCCATTCTCCGATTATCTTCCTTTAAATCATCTAACTTCTCTTTTTTATACTCCATCTCAGCATCTAATTTGCCGATAGTAACACTGTGTTCCTGTAACTGTTTTTCATGCAAACATACATGTTCTTCAACCATTTTTATCACCAGCAATGAATATTTTGGCTGGTTTTAGATTTCCTCATCATCATAAACCTCATCATCAGGTTGTTTTGATTCAATGTAAGCTTCAATTTTGTCTTTACTGAGGTATCCTACGAGTCCTCCGAAAATTGCAGAAGCGATGTTCTCCTGATTTAAGAATAAACTACATATTCCTCCGGCTATTAATCCGATTATTAAAATTGTTTTGTTGTTAAATTCCATATAATTCCTCCTTTACTACTGTGAATTTGTAATTAACTTTACATCTGCATGGTCTTAAACCCAATTCATAAGCTATTTCTTGAATTTCCTTATTAGAGTATAGCCATTTGTTGTTTCGTATAACTACAGTATCTGTTTTTCGTATAAACACTTCATCATGATGAGTGTCTTTTATCAATTCTATGAATCCGTAAAGTTTACCGTAGTTTTTCAATGACATAACTAAGACTGGTGAGATGTGAATTATGTTTTAAAAAAATGATTGCTTGTGTTATCTACCCATATTACTCTTAACAGCAGGGATTACCCAAACCATATTTTTTAGGCATGCCAAAAGACCTATTGCTACTATTGATACTATTGGTAAAAACGCCTTCTCAATAAAAAAAAACATCTTAACAATCTTACTTTAAAAAGGTTTCAGCATGCACCCTCGTAAGAGTGTAAATAATATTATAATAATTACTGAAAAATTTTCAAAAAAATTTCAAAAAAATTAAACAGTAATTTTTCAAAAAATTCTTAAAAAAATCAAAAAGTAAAAAAAATATTACAATAAATTATATATACAATAAAATACAATATGATACATAAGTATCCCCAACAATAAAAAAAAATAAACTAATAATAATATATATAAGAAAAAGTATTACTTTTGCATACCCCTAGAGGTATAGTTTTAATATGTCGCTTATACAAGGGAGTTAAGGGTATCAATAGGAACATAACAATGTTATATTAGCGGAGAAAGCCCCAATAACCCAACAAACCATTCTAAACTGCGAAACCCAAAAAACTCACCAACCACCAACACCCACCAAACAATACCAATACTTCTCAATACTTCCCAATACAAAATATAATAATAATATAACAATGTTATAAAACACAGAAAACCCCAAGAAACATACGAGCATGTGTGTCAGGCGGGTTTTCCGTTTTTTTGTGATGTTTTTATTAATATTCATCTATTTTAAAGTGTTTTTTTCATATTTACCCGCTTAAATCATTATTTTTTAGTGGTGTTTTTGTTCTATAAACATAATATTTTTATGATATGTTTATTAAATATGGTCTTTTTTAGTGTTTATTATTGGAGTTAATAAAGAATATTTAATGAAAAAAAAGAAAAAAAGATAATAAAATAATAGAATATTAACTATAATAATCTAATAATATGATGCTGAAGTAATGAAGCAATAATATATTAACTAATGCAATGAAGAAATAATAAAAGAATATTATATAAAATACTACAATATATAACTGCTTCTTTAACATTCACTTAAATTATTTTTATGCCTGTGATGGCTGCGGCGCTTGAATCTGGTATATTTTGAGGGTTGTATTTTATTTGATGTGTTATATTTTATTGTGGTTTGGGTGTTTTATTCTGGTGGTATACTTAACATTGTTATATTGTTGGTTGTTAAAAAAAGCAATAGCTATTATATGGTAAAATATAATAGCTTCCAGAATATTATTGTTATTATTAGTATGATCATGAGATATAGTTTTATGTTATATTCTATTATTGCAGTTATTGCAATGATGGTTATTATTAAGAATATTAGTATTATAATTGTTTATGCCTCCTTTTGGTGGTGCTGGTTCCATTGAATATATAATGGTTTAATAGCTTATAATCCAATTGATTTTTAAGTTTAATTTTTAATATTAGTTTTGCCTTTGGGGTGGTTCTTAAGTCCCTATTATAGCGGGTTTTATAATAAATTTTTCTAGATAACATAATATATTTAACTCCTTTGATTAGTTATTATTAATCTTTTTAGTGTTTTTTATAGTGATGGTTTGTTTTAATTGGTTTGTTATGGTGTTGTTTATATTCAATTTCCCAAATTATTAATTTTAAGATGTCTTTATTGACTTTTGGAAATTTTAAAATACATTTTTCACCGCTTTTGCATAACTCACAATTTGGGTAGTATGCACAATCATTGGCAGACATAATTTTCCAAAGTAGATGAAAAAATACCAAAGGTAGAAGCAATTTCTACCTAAATTCTACTTTGGGAAACTCCCTAATATTGCCCTAATTATCAATTGAAGCAATATTAATGGTTTTTCGTGTTTCAAGGTAGAAATTTTAAAAAAATACAGACCCCCTATATTTCTACCTTGCAAACTACCTATTAAATCCAATAACTCAAACAATTATAGGGGTGTATAATTATAAATAAATATATACTTATAAGCATTTATTTATTTATTTATTGTTTATTTAATCATTGGAGCTATTAGATTTGTTTTTCAAGGTAGCCAGTTAGGTAGAAAATAGGTAGAAAGTAGGTAGAAAGGCACTACCTTTAATATTTCAACCATTTATATTGATTCTCTGTTTAGTATTTGGTTTGCTTCTGCTTCTCTCTGTTCCTTTTCTTCTTCTTCGGCTTGTAATTCTTCAAATTCTGATACTCTTATATTAAATAACTTGTATGTTAAATCAAAGATTGACAATTTAACTGCTTTTGTTGGAATACCTCTAAATTTAATGTTTTTCCCATTGTTATTGTCATACTTGATGTTTAACAGTTCCATTGTTTCAGCTATTGGTTTATGTTCCCCCACAATTTTTGTTATGTCTTGTTCAAACTCATTAACCTTGATAATAAATACTTTGTTCTTTGGCTGATAATCAAGCCACCTGACAGCCCCAACATCTGTGCTGTTTATAAAATCATCTATGTCATAATGACTGCGACCATATGGGATTTTATAACTACTGGTAAACATTTTATTTAAGCCAGTTTTTATAATACTTCCAGTATCTCTGCTTTGGTTGGTTAATTTCTGTTTAATTTTAGTATTCAGATTAAATGAAACTTGGAAATCTTTTTCAATTTGCTCCAATATCTTTATTGTTAAGTCCTCCAAATCGTATAACTCATCGGATTGGCTTTCAAGGTATGGGATAAACCTTTCTGCAAATGCTTTGCCTATATGATTTAACTGATGCAATGGAGTTGCGGGGCTATTTGGTTTATATTTCTTGTTAAATTCCAGTTTGTCGGCTTCTTTAACCTGCATACTGCCATCATAATATAAAACCTTGTGCCTTTTTAAAAACTCATCTTTATACTCAATATCTTGGTTTAATGTCCTTACAGTTAATCGCAAAGCTGGAAAACTAACCATTAAATTATTATTGGTTCTGTCTTTAACTGCTCTCCCTATATCATCAGTAACAATGTTTTTGTTAAATTCCTCATCATTGGGGTTGGTTAAATTGTCTTTGGCTTCATCAAGGATTAAAGGGAATGTATTTTCCCCCAACCTTGTACCTATTGCACTTTGGGTGTTGGCTTTTTGTAATGTTATATCTTTATCAGTATACAAATTTGAAAACATAACACTTGATCCAGTTTTGTTGGTGTCAGTTACTCCCCATAAAACCATACTATAAAGCCCATCAGTAAAGCCCAATTGTTTCAGGCAGTATGCAAAAGGACTCCAAAGCATAAACCTAAATAATGTGCAATCATTGGGAATAGCAGTTCCACGATTTTTAATTAACTCATTAAATAACTTTATAGCTTCTTTTATATCTTTTGGGGTGGTTTCTAAATCATTAAACACATTGTTTGATAATACTTTATTGTTTTCCATATCCATAAAGAAGCCATCTTTTAATAAATCTGTTTCAGCAGTTATGAAATCAATCTTATTGACTCCCTGAACCCATATTTTATTTAATAGGTTTTCAACTCCTAAACTATTTGAATCAATCAACCTATCATTTATTAAATTGTTAGCTATTGCTTCATATGGCTTTTTCTCTAATGTTACAGTTTGGTTGGTTGTTGTATTGGTGTATTTTATTGTTGTAACTGGTGTAAATAAATTTAACTTATCGTAAGTTAATTTTAATTCTTGTATGGTGATATTTCCTATTAATGTATAATGGGGTTCGTAATCATCACCTTTTTTAATCATTTTTTCATAGTATAAACCCTCTTTTAGTTCTTTGTTATTCTTTACTTGTATTATATCCCCTTTTTTTCCTCCATCAGCTAAAAATATTTTGCTATTCTTTTCAATGGTTTTGGCTTCTGATAATTCTTTAATTTTGCTGATTACTTTGTCATCATTGATATTGTTTAAAATATCCTTATTGGTGGAGCTACTGCCGTTTTGTTTTATTTCTTCTGAAATATCCGCAAGTATTGTGATTAATTCAAATAATATGTTTTCACCATTGTTGGAGCTATTGGAATCCATATGACTATATAAAAATAATAAATCTTGCTCCGCTTTGGTTTTATCTTTTTTGTTGTTTATTGTTTCTATTCCGTCATAATCTGCACTGTTTAATATGTCTGTTAATTGTTGGGGTTTGGTTGATACTGGCAGATGTGAAATTATAGTATTTTCTTTGGCAACTCCTAAATGATACTCCAATTCATCATAAATTAAATAAAAATTATCATATTCAGCCACCATAATTGTTGGTTCTATTATTTCAGACAACATAAATATTAAACCTCCTTTTAATTATCTGAAACAAACCCAAAAAATAGCAGATATTAAATAAACTTTATATAGATGTTGAATAAAAATTAATATTAATTATTCAATGTTGGTGGGATTAATTCCAGTTTCAGAAGTTCCCACCAATCCGCTATTTTTTAAGATTTGTTTTTAAGTGTTTTTATATATTGCACCTCTGCAACTCGTTTAATAGTTCTACTCTCCTAATTCTGTTGATGTCATCAATATAATTGACTTGTGGGGCTTCTATGTCTGACAAGTCGGACACATTCAATATTAAATTATCAAAATCCTTTTTATTATGGATATTTTCATATAAGTTAATTAATGCCAATTCAATTATTGTGCTATTCCTTATTGGGCTTTTGTCCTTTTTGGAGCGGATAGCATTATTAATGGTGCTGTTTTCCATTAAAGTATTATGAATTTCTTTAATCAATGTTGATGATGTTAATTCTAAATTCATTGTTTAACACCGCCTTTGGTGGTTTCCCTAAACTCTTGTAAGTTTTCCAAAAATTCAACTTTATAATGTACACCAGTATTGTAATTTTTGATAAATTCAGTAATCAGAAATCTTATTAATTCACTAATTGTGGTTTTATCATAGGTGTTGTTATTATACTTTAAAACAGTTTCTTTTAACTCGTTGTATAATTCAGGAGTTAAATATAAATGTAATTGGCTTTTAACATCGCCATTTTTGGTTTTGTAACTCATATTTTATTTTCCTCTTTTATTTTAAAAAAATAGCTATTAAATAGGAGTAAATAAACCAACAAACCCAATTATATAAACATATACCAAATGCATTCTCAATGATTGCAATTTAAATATTGCTCATAATAAAAATAGTAGTAATTTCTAAAAACCCTATTTTTACGGGATTGTTTTTTATGGTTTTTCAAGAATGGGGGTTCTTGAAACTCCAATAACTACTTTTTTTATATTTATTAATTTTTATGTTATAATTTTTGTTGTACAGATTATTTATAAGTATTCCTTTTACAGTTACATAATTATCTTTTTTTTATTATTCTGGACTTGATGGACTAATTAAAATATTATCACCATTAAACCTTTTAATTACTCTATTTTCCTTTAAAAACATTTCAATATATAGCCAAGAAGTATTTAAAACTTCAATTTCCTTTTTTCTGCTCACATAATCATTATTTTTATATAAATTCTCCATTGTTGCTTTATACTCGTAGTTGGTTGTTTGTTGGGTGTCCTCCAATATCGCCACAATTTCCGCCAGTTTATCGCCAACAATCCTATTGTTTACATCAGATAATTTATTAATGGCTTCAATGGGGTTGATTAAATATACATCGGTTGTGTTATCTGCTTTAACTTCAAAATAAAAAATATATAAGCTATCGGTTAAAGTTATATCAAGTTTGTTTTTTGGTATCGTTTTTGGTTTTTTTAATACATCTGCAATAAATATAAAATCTACTCCACTATGTAAAACACCATCTTTGGTGCTTTTGTAACTCCCGACACTGCCACCATCAATAAAAACATCTAAATTATTTGGGATTCTTTTTATTTTCACAGATGTTGCATTACTACCAATAATGTTCATGGTTGCATCATCATTTAATTTAGTTTTATTTTTAATAAATTCCTTTTTTATTTCCAAATCCAAAGGGATTTTAAAATATAATCCTCCCCTATTCATTAAATAAGTATTTGTTAAGGTTGTACCTTTGAAAAACTTAAATAATATTTCGTTGATTGCTTCGGCTTTGTGTAATCCTTTTATATCAGCGTAGTTGGATAAATCAGCATATAAATTTTTATCAATTCTAAATGTTGTTTGCTCTTTGTTTTCAAGGCTGTAATATTCCGCCATTGTTTCAACTCCTCATATTGTAACTATCATTTTAATTGAAATTCCCACCAATTATATTGGCAGATATTACAATAAAATTAATTAATCAATAGCTATTTTTATTAAAATAATTTGTACATATTCAATTTAAAATTTAAAATATTCTTAATGTAGATGAACCATTAAAATTATAAACATTTCATAAAAATTTTAATATTTTCCGTAGTGATCAAGAAGCCCAACCCATCAGCATTGTTGGTGTTGATTCCTGAAACTTCAACCAGTGTGAAAAAATATATTTTTTTTTATAATTTTTCAAGTTCTGCCAGTACATCAGGCAAATTAATTTTAGATTTTTTTAATTCCTTATCAATCAAGTTGTTAATATATTCGTGTTTATTGATTCCTTTACTTGTGCAGACCAACTCCATAAACGCTTTATTTTCAACGGTCATATTAATTCTAATTTCTTTAATGTTATTGTTGTTTTTTGTATTTGTCATAATTTCCACCAATCCAATTTTATTTTAAAATAGTAATTGTACATATTACCATAGTAATTATTTTTGTACATAATCCATATTTATAAATTTACACTAATGGTGAAAAATCCAAATTACAATTATTGTGAAGTTTTGGCAATCTGCCCATATTGGTAATTGTTCAAAATATTAAAAATTGTTTAATTTCTTGATTTTCAAAATTTTAAAAGTTTCATAATGAATTTTTGGCAAGTTGCCAAATTATCAAAGAACCTTTTAATTATTTTGGTACTTTGCCCCAAAAGTTCTATTATTCTATGGGTTGTACAATTCCACCATTTTTGGTGGTAGTCTGGACATACAGATAAGCCGACCAATAAACCACCATTTCCCCAACTTGTACAATAATTTTAATACTTTGGATTAAGAATTATAACAACCCCAACCCCAAAGCTATTGAAATATTACACCAAAGTTGCATTAAAATTGCCCCAAATTTCTATAACTGGATTTCCCAAAATTTGAAAAATTAAGAAAAAAGTATAAAAATTGCATTTGATATGGGGCAAATTTCAACAAATTTGGCAACTTTTAGGGTGGTTAAATCTGACTTTTATTAATTGTTAATTGTTCAAGTTTTAGGGTAATTTATTATAAAAAATTAAACATTGTTTAACATTATTAATTTTGTCAAAATTTGGGAAAATTTGGAAAACATACACTTTGGGAAACTTTGGGAAATTTCCCAAATAATAAAAACTTTGGGAAATCATCACCACCATTGCCAATGGTACTGGTGAATCATCAGCAGATAAAAAAACAGTATGGTTAATATTTCCAGTAACTGCCAATGTTTCAAGTAAATTATATTTGGGTTGTTGGATATGCAAATATAATGGGTGTAACTATTGATTTTATCAATTGGATTTATAATTATAATGTAATTGGCAAATAGATTAATAAAATAAAGTGATTTAATATATAGCAACTGCACAATATAGATTAAAGTAAACTAATAATTAACAATGTTATAATATAGATATTGCAACTGCTCCAATAGTATTGCAGTTAATAAACCATCAAATAAAATAAGTATTCTGTAAAAGCAGGAGCATAAAACCAATTAATCATTTAGGTTGTAGCTATTCAGATTTATTGGAGTCATTAACATTGGTGTTGATATAATCACCATCATTGTTAATATATGGGTTGCCCCTATAATCCAATAGGTTTGTTGGTGGTTTAGCTATATCGATTGTAGGATTTTGTTTTAAGAATCTTTTTAATCTGTTTTGCTTCTCATATGCTATTACACAATCATTAAGATAGTTTAATATTATTCTAAACTCTTTAATCAGATTGTTTAAACCATCAGCGGTGTTAATATCATATTGTTTAAGTATTGTTTTAAGTTCTGTTAATTCCAATTCAACTGTTTTAAGTTCTTCTGTTAATGCAGATATTTTGGCAATGTTGCCGATGTTTTCAGAATTGTTGTTCCTGATCTCTTTGTTTAGTTGCTCCAACTCACCATTAATATTGTTAATCATATTGTCTTTATCATCAATAATATTAGTTAATTCTTTTATTCTCTCGTTTAATGTTACTACATCATCATTGCCATTAAGTATGCTGTTATATTCTTTTTTAGATAATACTACTACTTCATCACCTATGTTAAAGTTACTATTAACTCCCAAGTTTACATATTTAGAATGTTTAATGATTTCCTTGTTTTCAGTTTTATTAAAATATTTTGTCTTATTTCCTTTAATTATTCCAGTTTCAAGCCCCATAATGTATTTTATGGCTATTCTAATATATGAAACATTAACAATTGATAGGTTGAAGTTACACCCAATACATCACAAAGATTGGAAAAAGCAACCGCACACACATTGCCGTATATTTGGGTGTATTTTTTATATGGGTTGTACAAGTTTTTTAGGTGGTGAATAATATAAAAAAAGCATATATGGTTTTTAATTTTTTTTTAGAATAAATTTTAAAGCTATTTTGTACAATTCAAAAGGAAAAATAAAAAAAATAAGTTGGATAATCTGTTTATTTAAAACTATCCAAAATATTAAACAAATCTGTTGGGTTTTCTTCTGAAAACTTATTTAATAACTGGTTTAATAACTCCCCATTCTTTTTAATGGTGGTTTTCATATATTCAAACTCATTAGCAGGAATAAAAACACCATCAACACCATTATAATTAATCGGTTCAACCATTCCAAAGCACCACCATTATTAAATATAAATATTCTGCCTTTTTTTAAGGTAACGATTTAATTTATCGTAAATTGTACCACAAGTAACCGCATTAAACCTATATGTCATATGAATATACTGTTTATTATCAGATAAACAAACCCTAATAGTTTTATTGGTTCTGTAACCATTAAAAGCATTGATTTTAAATAGATTTAAAATAGCTATTTCCTTTTTAAGTTCGTTTATTGTTTCCAATTTTTTTGAAATATAAATCACATTGGTTTTATTGGCTGTTGATTGTTTAAATTCTTTGCTTAATTCATCTATAACTTTTAAAAAATCGGTTTCACTATCAAATATATAAACTCCGTTGTCTGTCAAGTTTAACACCCTTTTATTTATGTTAATTATCAGGTTTTAAACTCTTTTTTTTCTCTCTTTTGGAAAAATAAATTAATACAACTGGAATTTTAAAGCTATTATGTTTTTTGTGGTGATTGTTTAATATGTATGGATTGAAGCATTAATATATATTTCTGTAAATATGGTTAATAACTCCAAAGCTATTGAAAACATAAAATAAGCCCAATCGCAACCATAATAACTTAAAAACAAATTGTATATATAGAAAACAAATATATAAAAGCCAAATTTTTTTTAGATGAAAAAATAACAGTCATAAAACAAAAATAAAAAAATTGTACCAATGGTAAGAAGTAAACCAAACCACAACACCATAAAAAAACCATCTAAAAACACCACAATTAAAAAAAAAATAATATATGAATCGATTTATATAAAAATCCAAATTTTTTAAGATAAAAAAAATAAGAACCAAACAATAACAACACTAAACAAGATGAATAAGCTATTAAAAATTGATGCACAATAAACAACACTAAAACAAGTTCCCATATATAATAAGAAGTAAAACAAAATACCACATAAAAAACCAGTTTTTCAACCCTACACCACAAACACCATCATTAATAATAATATACAATCCAACACCAAACCCAAACCAGAACCCCAAAAAAATATTATGATATAAAAAAATCCTGATAACGCATAGGTGGTGCGTGGGGATCAGGAAAAAAATATTTTTTCAGGGTGGTAATTTTTTAGGAAAGTTGGTAATGAAAGGTTGGTAATTTTTAGGATTTTTTAATTAATTTTTTATATCTAAATTCAACAGATTTTTTATTAATATGGTTTGTTAATCCAAATTTCAAATATAATGTTATTAAATCGGTAATGGTCATTTCATTATCGATGGCTTTTATTTTAACCGCTTTTAATAGTTCATCATCTATGTTAATTGTAGTTTTCATATTATATAATTCTCCCCATTAGTAAATTTAATTTTTATTTTATTGGTTTGTAAAAGTCAGCTATAACATCAGCCCAATTGGTTAAGCCATAACTTAAATATCGATGTACTAAAACATCAACGGTGATGTTTTCCCTATTGGCTTGTTGTTGTAGTCTTTTAAATAATTTCCCATCAATTCCCATAACTTCATATTTCCGGCTTCTCATAATGTTTATAATTTTATGTTTGGTGTATATAATTGTAATTCTGATTTGGTAACTGCAACACCATAATTGGTTTTATACCAATCCAGTATTTTATTTAATTCAATTGGTTTGTTATGGTGTTGTTTATATTCAATTTCCCAAATTATTAATTTTAAGATGTCTTTATTGACTTTTGGAAATTTTAAAATACATTTTTCACCGCTTTTGCATAACTCACAATTTGGGTAGTATGCACAATCATTGGCAGACATAATTTTCCAAAGTAGATGAAAAAATACCAAAGGTAGAAGCAATTTCTACCTAAATTCTACTTTGGGAAACTCCCTAATATTGCCCTAATTATCAATTGAAGCAATATTAATGGTTTTTCGTGTTTCAAGGTAGAAATTTTAAAAAAATACAGACCCCCTATATTTCTACCTTGCAAACTACCTATTAAATCCAATAACTCAAACAATTATAGGGGTGTATAATTATAAATAAATATATACTTATAAGCATTTATTTATTTATTTATTGTTTATTTAATCATTGGAGCTATTAGATTTGTTTTTCAAGGTAGCCAGTTAGGTAGAAAATAGGTAGAAAGTAGGTAGAAAGGCACTACCTTTAATATTTCAACCATTTATATTGATTCTCTGTTTAGTATTTGGTTTGCTTCTGCTTCTCTCTGTTCCTTTTCTTCTTCTTCGGCTTGTAATTCTTCAAATTCTGATACTCTTATATTAAATAACTTGTATGTTAAATCAAAGATTGACAATTTAACTGCTTTTGTTGGAATACCTCTAAATTTAATGTTTTTCCCATTGTTATTGTCATACTTGATGTTTAACAGTTCCATTGTTTCAGCTATTGGTTTATGTTCCCCCACAATTTTTGTTATGTCTTGTTCAAACTCATTAACCTTGATAATAAATACTTTGTTCTTTGGCTGATAATCAAGCCACCTGACAGCCCCAACATCTGTGCTGTTTATAAAATCATCTATGTCATAATGACTGCGACCATATGGGATTTTATAACTACTGGTAAACATTTTATTTAAGCCAGTTTTTATAATACTTCCAGTATCTCTGCTTTGGTTGGTTAATTTCTGTTTAATTTTAGTATTCAGATTAAATGAAACTTGGAAATCTTTTTCAATTTGCTCCAATATCTTTATTGTTAAGTCCTCCAAATCGTATAACTCATCGGATTGGCTTTCAAGGTATGGGATAAACCTTTCTGCAAATGCTTTGCCTATATGCTTTAACTGATGCAATGGAGTTGCGGGTTCTTCTGGTTTGATGATTCATATTTTTTAAATGTCTGTTAAAATTTTTTTTCATGAATAAATTTAAATTAATATTCATTTTTTCCAGTCCTCCAATTTTTTTATATTAATTGTTTTTCTAGGTTTGCAGCGGTGGGATTCATATAATAAAAATAATGAATATTTTTTTTATTAAATTTGTTTTTCATTGCTGCGGTTTTTCTAGGTGATGCAATGTTTATATAAAACCGGGTTTTATAATTGTATTTGCTGGATTTATACCAGTTTTTTAAATCTGTTAATTTTTCACTTATTGGGGCGGTTTTGCTGCTGGTTTTTTTAAAAGGGTTATATTTTTTCATTTTTTCTTTACTCCTAGTATATTTGTTTTAAAATTAGTGATGGTTTTTAATGGTGGTTTGTTTTATATTAAAATAGCTTCAATTTTAAAAGCAGTAAAAAAACCAATATGCAATAATTAAAAAGCTTAAACTATTTATTATCATGCTGGTTATTGCTGCGGTTAGTATTAAATTATTATTTTTCATTGCTTACAACTCCTTTAAATAATAAAAATTAGTACGGTTTCGATCATAAATAAAATTAATGTTAATACTAAAAAATTGTTTATATTTTGATTCATTATTTAACGCCTCCAATGGTTTTAAAACATTCTATAATTATTAAATGTTTGTTTTCTTAAATCTTTAGTGTTTGTAACTCCCATATCATAGCCGTTAAATAATGTTTTATCGGCTTGTTTTCTAGGGTCATTATAAAAATTTGGTTCATCTGGAAGTATTAATTTTTCATAGGTTATTTTCTTATGATAGTTTTTAACTTGCTTATATTTTTTAAAGCGTCTTATTATTTTAAATTTTATATTGCTTCTGGAGTTACTAGCAGTATAAATAAATATCCTTTCGGTAGTGGTTTTAAATTCTCTCCCAGCATCAATATTTAAATTAACATATGGTTCTAACTCTTCCAGTTTTTCAGGAAGTGTTAAAAATGGATTCTTTAAAGTTTCCATGATGTTTTTATCATGTTCATATAATTTTATTATATTGTACTCTTTGTTCTCATATAATCCAATATCAGACCCATAAAAAGCGGCGGTTAATTCATTAAAAATGGATTCTTTTAAATAAATTGTTCTTATTGGTTTAAAACAATATTTAAATATAAAATGGTCTAGCTGTGCGGCGGTGGTTTTGCTGCTGTTGTACCATTCAATATTTAATAATAATGTCCCGTTCATGCGGTTAAATATTGCAATATCTGTATTATAAGACCGGCATATATAAATTTGGGGTCTTATAAAGTTAGTGTTATATATTACGCGGGCTTTATAATATTTGTTATAGCTTTTGTAATCTTCAAAGGGTTTTATTATTATTGGGTTTTCTTCTGTCGGGGTGCTTTGGTTTATTATTGCTTTTGTTTGTTTTATACTTTGCATTTTTTACAACTCCACTTATTTTATTATTTTGTGGTGGTGGCTGTCCTGGTGCTGGTCATGGTTGGTTTATAAAAAATTTTAAAATTTAAATAAAATCATAGCTTTTATAATGATCATAAAAAGCGTGTAGTAACTCCATTAAAGTAAGTCTAAAATTTATATTAATGGTGGTTTTTTCATTGTCATTTAATATTAATTGGTCTTCACTGTTGTTATTAACTTTAATATGAATATAACTGTAATTGTACCAATTACTATTTAATTTTTTTAATATTTCTTTGGTTTCGTCCTGGTAATCTCTTTTTACTTTAAACATTGTTTTACAACTCCTTTAAATTTAATTAATGGTTTAAAAAAATAAAAATACCAATTTTTATAAATTTAATCCTTTCCAGCTCCTGGAGGTTATAAAAATAAATTAATAAAACAAATAATGTTTTAAAATTGTTGTTTTTATATTGCCCGGTGTGCTGGTGGCTGGGTTCCGGCTTTTTTCCCTTTCCCGTTGCAGCGGTTGCGGGGGTTCCTTGATAACTTCCACAACTTCCAAAGGTTCCAGGGGTTAAAAAGTATATTCTTTTTAACCGGTGCCGGTTACTTCTCCCGGTGGTGGTTTTTACACCCCGCCGGGTTGTGCCTTGACTGGTTCCCGTCTGGGTTCCGTCTTGTTGATATTCTATTTCTTAGAACTACTATATAAATCTTTCGGTTTTGCGTGTTTTTCATACTTACATAAAAAAAATATAATATACTGCAATGGTTCCAATAATAGTTTACCGCCGGGGTTGATCATCATAAAAATTTTTTTCATTGGTTCCAGGTTCCGGCGGGTTGATCATATTAATATTATTATATTGGTTTCCTGGAGTTGCTGCAATGATATTATTATATAATTGGTTCCATTGGCTGCAATGGTTCCGGGGGTTGTGATGGTTTGCAGTGGTTCCATTGGTGGAGCGTGAGAGCGTGGGAGCTTCTAAGTATATGGTAGGTAAATTTTCAGATTTTTTTTCTAAGTATATGGTACCTAAGTTTATGGTAGGTAAAAAATTTTTAAGACGTTGGTAGGTAAGTTTTTTCGTACCTAAGTCGTTCGTACCTAAGTATATGGTAGGTAAAGTATATGGTACCTAAATTTTAAGACATTTGGTACCTAGATTTTTAAGTTTATGGTAGGTAAAAAATTAGTTTAAGTATATGGTAGGTAAATTTTTGTTTTAAGTTTATGGTAAGTAAAAAATAGTTAAAATTATGGGGTTTTATAGTGCTTCTTTTTTGGAGTTGTAAAAGTTTAAAGAAGCATATAAATCCCCAATTGTAAAACAATGCAATTTTATGAAGAGAATATCCATATCAAAACAAAAGCAATCATAAAAAGATATGAGTTATATACTCTCTCCATGTTACAATTTTATGTAGTTTCTTCTTTAAATACTCTAGGTATCACTTTAATATACTGGCTGATTAGTTTTTCAAAAAATTGAATTTCCCTTTTACTGCCTACAATGAACATATGCTCACCATGAGTAAAGTTTTTGGATTCGTAACTGATTCTTGCAGGGTGTTTTTCATCTCCTCCATGATAAATATTCCATTTACCGTTTCTTACATCTCTTTTAACAATGTCAGCTAAAGCTGGAGCTTTAACTATGACACCGTTTTTTCTTTCGACTACTCCGTAATTGTATTTCATAAACTTATGCTCTCCTTATTTTCTGTAATGTTCCCATTGCATGGATTTTGCTTTCACAATTGATTTTGAATTTCAGTATAGGGTCTTTGTGATGATAGAATGTTCCTTCTATCCAGTATTTACGGTTTCCAGTCCATAAACTGGAGGTAAAATTAGTAAAGTTTAATCGGTTTTTTAGTCGGATTATGGTTTCGGTGGATAGTGTCATGCGATGGTTCATTTCTACGTTCATTTTTCCGTTCATTTCTATGTTCATTTCGGGGTTCATTTTTAAAACGGTTCCTTTGTTCATTTCTAAACTCCTTCTAGGTGTGTTTCATTTCTAGGTTAAGTTCATTTTTGGATTTTCATTTCCAACAAGTTCACAAAATGCAAGGTAGATTTCATTCCAGTTAATTTCATTTGCATCAATGTGTCTGTTTTCATTTCCAATACGTTTATTAATCCAGTTCAACCTATTACCTGCGAACCGTTTAAATTGTTTTGCAGTGCGACAATAGTCTTGCATTACTTCATAGTATCTTTCATCATTTGTGAGCCATAAGTACAGCTCTTGTGTATGCCAATTCATTATTTCGTTCTCCTTTGGTTTTCATTTCAGAGTAGTTAAAACTAATATTGTGGTGATTATTTTTAACTATCTGATAATCTACTATCTATTAGAAGTAGTATATAAATGTTATCATTAGATGTGTCATGTATCATCTCTAAAAAAAAATAAGATTATAAAAAAAAGCAACACCAAAAAAAAGGTGTTGCTACAATGGAGTGATAAGACACCTCATATCAAAAATGTATTTAATGAAGAGGTTTAATATTTTTTTTCTGTTTTATTGTAAGAACCATTTTACTAATAAAAGGGAAGAAAGCATCTAAAACTCCCCTTTTTAATGAGTAAAATATATTCCCTACAATATGTCCTTTTTATCGAGTAACACATTCATTATGTTTTATGAAAGCATTACTATTATTAAGTTTTATAGTGTAGTGTTTTATTAAGGTATTTCATTACTAAGTGTAACCTAATTGATTACACTATAATCCTTAAACTCCACTTCCAAAACATCTTCACCATTAAACCATGACTCTTCCAAGAAAGTAGCCAAGTCTTTACCAAGATCATCAGCAAGTTCCTCATGAACATAACATACAACATCAAAATGAAGTCTAACCAAGTTAGTCATATTAACCACTTCACTTTAGTATCTTCATTTTCAACAAGGTTATCCCAAATAAACCATGAGTAACAAACAGCAGATGATTTTAAACTAGTATCATCATTTCTATAACATTGTATTCTTTTAACAAAAGGACAAATGTATACTGGCGGGTTGTCTTTGAATATTTTATTGTATCGAGATATGGTTTCAATGGTTTGTATTCTACAGAATATGTATACTTTATTTGAAGTAATCTTTAAGGAATGTACTATCCAATCATTGATAAAACTATATGGTGGATTGGTTATTGTATTTCCTTGAAAGATTTCATTACATTTGAAAAAATCTACTCCTATATCACCATAACCTCGGTCAAATAAATCACTTGAAACAACTTCATATCCTAGACGAATTAATTCATTGGATAATCTCCCCCCCCACATGCTGTTTCCCAGTAAGGGGTGTTTGTGTCTAGGAGATGGTGTTTGTGGAGTAATTGTATTGCTAGAGGGTCTGTGGAGTAGTAATCGTTTTTTTCACGTTCGTAATTACTGTGGTTTGATGCTCCGATGTTACGGAAAACACCTTTACTCCGATAATCCATTTATAAAATCTCCTTTTCAATTAAATAATCCAGAATAATAAGAATAATTTTAACTGTGATAATAGTGGTGATACCATAAACAATAAGAAATAATACTAATTCAGTTAAAGTCATAGTTAATCACTTCTGAAAACATAATAAAGAATAACATCAATAATCACCCAAAACAATATGAAAAAAATACCATAGATTACCAATGCTTCAAAGTAAGTCATTTTAATCACATATAGGGGGATTAAAAGAGAAGGATTATAAAGGGGAATAGGTGAAAACAGTATAGAATTGTAAAGTTATTTAACAAAAAATGTATTGGATATTAGTATTGCATTTCAGTGTGTACAAGGATTTGTTAAAATTTTGTTTTAGCTGCACTGTGTTAAAGAAGGGGTGAAAAAATCTTTTGAAAAAAACCCCCTTGTGAATCCATGAAATTATTATGTATAAAACACCAATGAAAACGATTGCAAATGACATTTGTTGTTTCTTATTACTCCCCTTTTATGTTTCCTTCTCTTTTTAATTGATTATTGATTAAACCAAGGCAATCTGTAAAATAGTAGGATTGCATGTTATATTTTGTTGTGTATGGTTTATTATGTTATCATGTTACTAAGTACAAATTAATCAATAAGTTTATATAGTAGTTCTTAAATATAGTATACTATGACTAATTATACTAAAATATATGTAGGCGAAGAAAACTATGAGAGATTACAATCTCGAAAACAATCACGTGGTGAATCCATGGATAGTTTAATAATCCGCTTACTAGAAAAATATGACGGGGTGATATAAATATGAGTAAATATGTTAATATTACCAAAGACACATATAACAAACTTCAAGTATTAATTGAAGATGAAAATACCCCATACAATTCTTTTAGTGATGTAGTTAGTCATCTTCTAGACTTAGAGGACAAATATAATGCTTTGGAAGAAACTATTGAATATGAGTACGAACTCAACAATGGTTTCACAAAACTATTCAGAATAACCTTCATTGGCAATTCCACTGCCAAACCAGAGTATTATAACATACAATCTGGTAAGTTTGAAGATAATATACGTGCATGGCAAACTGGTAACAGTATGTCAGAAGAGGAGTTAAACTCTTTTATTCAATTCATTGTCGATGAAAAAAACCGCTTTGCTTTATACATCACTAAAGAAGCGGAATTTACTAAAGACAACATCAGAATATACAGAGTCTAAGAATATGATTTTTTAGCATACTAGATTATTCATAAATAATTTTTTATACTTGAAAAACATATTAAAATATACATTTGATTAGTAAAATCGAACTAAACAATACGAAAAAACTCCTGTTTACAACTCTAAAACAAGTATCGGAAAAATACTATTTATAAAATATAAATAATACGAAAACCGCACTTGTTTTACAAAAATTAACAGTAGAAAAATCATATATTGTTTACCAAAATATTACTTTTCAAATGCTCTCTTACATTCAATAATTTTTATTGAAACAAGAGATACTTTACATGGTGGACTGAAAAAAATGAAAAAAATCGAACAATTTTTCAATGATCGTGGTTCATCAGCATCAACAAAAAGGCATTACCTCTCTAGTGTGAAGCTGTACGAAGAGTTAAATGACATGACTCTTGACTCATTAATTGAGGAAGCGGATTTAGAAGAGGAAGAACATGTAAGATGGAAGAACCGTAAAATCAAAGAACGGTTAATGAACTTCCGTAATTACTTATATGCAAGATATGTTGAATCAAGTGTTAAAATATACTTGAATGACATAAAAGCAATCTACCGTCATTTTGAGATAGAACTACAACCTCTACCTCGTTATGACAGTAAACAAGTAAAAAAATCTTACCAAATGTCCTATAAAGACTTACCAACAAAGTCAGAATTAATAGATAGTTACTACGAAGCCAACAATGTAGTGAAATGTATCATCTTATTTGGCATCAGTAGTGGATTATCCAAGTCAGACATGCTAAAAGTTACAGTTGCTGACTTCATCAACGGTTGCGACGGATACATTAAAACAAACCGGAAAGTAATCAATGCGTTACAAGACTTAAAACAAGTCAAGAATGTTATACCGGTTTTTCGTGATGAAAGACAAAAAACAAAAAAGAACTTCATCACATTCTGTAGCCCTGAAGCAACCGAACACATAGTGCAATATCTCATAGGTAGAGATGCGGAAATCCGTATCGAATATGAAATATTACAGAATATGTATGAGTCAGAAACTAACCCTGGTAAAAAACAGAGGTTACATGATCAACTGCAAAGACAACCTCATAGGTTGGAACGTACTCATAAATTATTTGACATTTCTGATGGTCATCTTTCAGCATCATTTAGAAAAATTTCTAATAAGTTGAAATTTGATAAAGTTGGTGATACAGTTAAATTAAGGTGCCATATGCTCCGGAAATACCAAGCAAGTGTTCTTATGAATGCTGATAAAGGTTTTTCAATTGAAGAGATTGATGCTATGCAAGGTAGGAGTATGGATAAAACTCATAGAGCATATTTCTTTAACCAAGAAGAGCAGTTAAGGAAAAAATATGTGAAATGTGTTGATGATTTAATGTTATTCTCTTCAATGGAAGAGGTTAGCAAAAGCGATTATCGAAAATTAAAACAAGAGAATAAGCTTTACAGGAAAGAGCTTGAAGCTCAATCTACAAAGATGGTTGAGTTAGAGGAGTTGATAAAAGAAACAAAAGCACATCAGAATAGATTAGAAGATTTATTAGGTGTTGAACGATAAAACTGGAACATTTAAGGGGAGTATTTTTAATCACCACAAAAAAATATCTCCCTATAAAAAATATGTTCCAGGGTATTAAGTCTTTTTTCCAAAAGAGAACTTTAAAAAAAAGTTTTTAAACCTAATACATTCTTATTTTCTATGTTTTGGTTTATTTAAATGTTATCCTATGTTTGTTGTTTTTAAACATATGATAACTAATTATGTGTTTTTTTTCTAAAAAAGAATATAAAGGTGCAGATTAAATGAATTAAAACTAAAAATCACCACTTTTATTTTAGTTTTAATGATTAATCGTAACCTTTAAAATATTATTTTCCAAAGGAGAACTGAACGTGATAAATATAGAATACGATGGGGTACCTGGCAAATTTATACCTGACCCTGAATATACAGAGTTGTTATACCATTCTAAACAACTCCAACAGACAACTGATAAGTTGTTTAGCATTATTGTTAAGCAATCTAAGTTGTTGGAACTTCATAATCTCTCTCCGGAACTAATGGAGGGAGAGTTATGATTAAAGAAGTTGAACAAAAAGTAAAACACTACTATAAAGGCAATAAAATAGCAATTTTAGAGTCTTATAGAGGTAAAGTTTACCCATGCACTGTTTCAGACAGAGTTAGATTAACAATGAACATGAAACCAGGTGATACTGCAATAGTACGTATCATAAATAAAAGGTGGGTAATCTATGATGTGAAACCTAAAATGTCAGTTGAAGATCGTGTACCTCAAGATGATTTCGACATGGCTGAGAATATGATGGAGTATTGATATACATGAAAAAAGATTTATATCCTCATCATGACCCTGTGCCTGTTAAAATCAATTATGCAGGATTGTTTTCAATGATGGTTTTATTTGCATTAGTCTTTTTCTTAATCGGTATTGCAACAAGACATTATGTACCTTTAGGAGTGTAAAAGGTTATGAGGTTTGTATGTAATGCGTTTAGTTTACAGATGGTTAAACTATTAAATCAATTTTCTTTCATTGGTGGTGAAATTACTGAAGAACAATTTAAGCATTTTAGTAAAGGTGCTAAAAGTTTTGTAGGGCATAAAGCTGCTGCTGAAGAAATGGGTGTGGAGTATAATCGTGATGATTTACTTTTATCACCCGGTGATTTGTTGTTTGTAAGACAATTGTCAGGTAAAAGATTGCCTGAAGGGGTTAATACTGTGCCTGATAATGTTGAAATTAAATTCTATATGTTAATAGTGGAGGAGTAAAAATGGCTCAAATTAAGAAAAAAGAAGAAATAGCACCCATTGAAGTTAAAGACAGTCATGGTGATGTGATTGGTGTTTACAGTTCAGAGATGGTGGAAGCTATCAAAAATACTGTAGCAAAAGATGCTACAGACAGTGAACTATTTATGTTCTTAACAGTTGCGAATAAATATGACCTTGACCCTTTCTTAGGTCAAATTTATTATGCGAAATTCCAAGACAAAGGACAAATAATGTCCGGACGTGATGGGTTCCGTAAAATTGCTATGAGAGAACCAACATACAAAGCTCATCATTCAGATTATGTTTGTAAGAATGATGAGTTTGAAATTGAGAAGAAAATGGGTAAATTAGTTGATATTACACATAAGTATTCTCATAATGAACGTGGAGCAATTACTGGTGCTTATTGTGTATTAGAAACAATTGATGGTCGAATGTTCAGTTACTTTGCAGAAATGAAATACTATAACACTGGTAAAAATGCTTGGAAAACTTATCCGGCAGACATGATTATTAAAGTTGCTGAAACTAGAGTTTTCAAAAGTTTCGCAAAGATTGATGGTGTGCAAGCCGAAGAGGCAATGCCAGTAGAGTATGATAGTGAGAATAATGTTTCATTCGACGATGAAGTTATTGAAACCAGTATTGTTGATGAGGGATTAGAATGAATGAGTTATTACGATTAATTACTGCACCAGACGATTTGTTACAAGAGTTCGGAAGTAGGGTTGCTAAAGACAATACAAAAGCACTGAACGACCGTTCAGTGGATATTTACACTGATGAAAGAACACTTATGTTTTTACCAGCGATTATTGCTGAAGGCAATCTTGATTTTATGAAAACTTGTGCAGTAAATATGTACGATGATAGTCGTAAAGAAGTTATTTTTGAATTTTTAGATGAATTATGGAAATTAACCAGTAAAGGTGAAAGATTATTAGATAAGAAGGTGTAAATTATGGCAGTTGATGAAAAATATGTTGAAGTTGTAGGCGAAGAAAAAGAAACTGAGAATTTTGATGATATTCTTGAAGAGTTTGGAGCAGAAGCAAGTTTTAAAGAAGATGACAGTGGTATTACATTACCAACTGATTATTACCAAAGAGAATTAAAAACTCTCCCAGTTGATGAGTTATTTGAAGGTAAACCACACTTAGGTAATGTTGAAACAATTAAATGGACTGATAAAGAAACTGGCGAAGAAAAAACAAATTACCAAGTTAAACTATTCGTTATCGATGATGACGAAGCAGAAGCTTACATCATACCAATTAACTTAAAATCACCAGATAATTATCAAAAGAATGTTCATAATGCAAGTAAATTATACACTTTACAAATGGGTTTAATGGAATTAAAATCCCCTGGAATTAGTAAAGCATATAATCAACTTGACTTAGTGAATCTTGATGTGCTTCGTAAGAAAATCGAAGCAATGGAAAATATGGTGTTTAAAGTTGTTGAAATTATAAATGGTGATTTTACCTATCTCAGTTTTAGAATACAATCTGATTTCACATATTAAAATACAGTATAGAGGTTAATTATGGCTACGGATACAATTAAATTGGAAAGTGAGTATGTTATTAGTCTTAAATTAACTTCTAACCCTGTTACATGCAACTACATTTTCAAAAATCCTATCGGGGAAATAATTGGGGATTATGTTGATGTATTACCTGCTAGTTTATCCCAACGTGGAAACATTGTTAAGCAGTTAAAAATCTGCATAGACCCTCATTCCCGATTAAATAAAAAAAATCTGCATCAAGAGTCTGAAAAACTACGTACTGAATTGCATAAAATGTATCAGGTTATGCGTGGTGAAAAAGAACAATCAGATATGCAAGAGGCACAAGATGAAGCTTTACGTCATCGTAAAGAAGTTCGCAGAGCTAAACAAGTATTAAAAAATATTCGCCAACCTTTAATTTATATTGCCAGTATTGCTGACTGGCTTACTGCTGGTGAAAGGATTAATACAGTATATTGTTTCTGTGCTTATTGTAGCCAAGTATTATTACATAACCCTATATCAGTTATCGGGATTGGTGATGCAAGTAGTGGTAAAACATATGTTGAAGAAACCGCCCTCTCATTAATCCCCGAAAAATATATTGTAAATGAAACTGGTGGAGCATCACCAGCAGCATTTTTCAATCGTGCAAAAGAAGATCCCTTTTTTTATGATGGGAAAATTGTTACTTATGGGGATATGGGTGGTCGTAATGACCGTGAAAATGCGGCGGATACTATGGCTTTTATGAAAGAACTTCAATCTGAAGGTTATTTGAAGAAACCGGTTAGTATTCGTGATGAGAATAATAATTGGGTTACTGAAGAATTGGAATTGAAGGGAAGATGTAGTTTAACTTATACAACTGTTCCTACTCTAATTGATAGTCAGGAGTTGTCTAGGAGTATTGTATTCTCACCTAGGATTAATAATAGGGACGTTTTTAATAAACGGTCTAAATTTTTATCTTTTGGTATTGGTAAGACTCATGAACGGTATGAGAAGATAATGGAGGAAGTTAAACTTATACCTTACATGGTGGAGTGTTTACGAGAGGAGATTAAGGATTACACTGTGCTTAATCCTTACCTTGATGTAGTGTTGAAGTTTTTACAATCATCTAAATACTACAAAAGAGATAAAGATAAGTATTTTGGCTTAATGAATGCTATTACTGTAATCAATTTCTATCAAAACCCGAAATATGAGTTTAAAGATGGAACCAAGATATTGATAACTAGTAAGGACGATGTAATGCTATTTGTAACATTACTGAAACCTTACTTGATTAGTATTGCATTAAACGTTTCCCCTAAAGCAGGGGAAGTATACAATCATATTGTTGAAAATATGGGTAAATGGAAATACAGTGAAGAAAATGATAAGTTTCTTGCTGGTATTACTGCAAGGTTCTATTTTGAACATCAGGGTGATGATAAACTTTCATATCAAAGTGTTCGTAAATATTTTCAGGAATTATACAGTAGTGGTTTATTAACTATCGTTGGTGCTGAAGGTAGAGCGAATGTTTACGAAGTGAACACGTTTGCATACGAATCTACTATTGAAGAGTTGTTTGATACTATTGAGGAAGATTTTGAGTTTATACGAGAAGAGTTAGGTAAAGATGTTGCAGAAATTATTCAAAATGATGAGCTGACTTATAAATTGGATATTCATAATCAGCATTTAAAAGTGGAGCGTCCACCATGGCAACCGAAAGAAGTGTAGAGGATTTTTGGTATGTTGATGATTGTAGTAACTGTAAAGATTTAGATTTGTTCTACGAAAAAGACGTGCCTTGTTCTCACCCTTGGTATTGTCATTATGAGGAGCCAGTACGGTCATTAGAGTTTGAAATAGCTAAATGTTTGATTTCAAATTGTGCATGTGATAGGTATAAGTTAAAGGAATTGTTTAATCGGAAGTTTGAGTTGAAAAAGGAGTTAATGAAAAAATGGAGTTCAAAATAATTGAAAACCCTGTTGATGTGATTGATGAGGATAAATTTGAGTATGATTACTTTAATTCCCCATTAACTACACGTGAACTTCGTAAGAAGTATGGTATTTCTGCTAAGAAGTTTAAGGAATTGGGAGATAAGATTAAAGCTAAACATGGTTTGTCTGTTCGTCCATCAAAGTATAATCAAGGTAGGCATTATTATCCTACTGAGTATGGGTGGAGCATTGCTATCATAATTGATAATAAACGTAGGTATTTGGGTCATGTTTCTACTGAAGAACTTGCTAAGAAATCAGTTCAGATTTGTAAGCATTTGAATTGGGATATTGAAAAATGTAAACAGGCAATTTGGGAGTTGAAGTTATGCAGTTAGAGTTTAATAATAAGTTATGCTCTCAGTGTCATGAATGTATTGAGTTGTGTCCGTCTGGTGCATTAAACTTGCCTTTTGTTGATGGTTATCCTACATGGGACGAAAGCAAATGTCATGGTTGTGAAACATGTATGGATATTTGTATGGAAGGTGCTATTAAATGCCAATGGTAACACCTATTGATGAGAATTATCTTATCAAAGTTGAAGATTTACATACTCCTAGAGAGTTACTGGAAATCAATCAAATACCAATAATCAGTATCGAAATAGGAGTATGGGAACCATGGTAAACATCAATGAGTTCCGAGAAGATTTAAAAAAAGGAATGAGTCTTGAAGAATGTCTAAATAAGCATAACACTAATTTAAAAGAAGTGTTAGGTGTATCACCTTCAACAAGAGGACGTAAGAAAAAGAATAAAAAAACACCTAAAAAAAAGAGCGTGGCAAAAAACATTCAAGAACGAGATGGGAAATTCTACGTTCGGAGATACATTAAGGGTAAAACAAGAATGTTCGGAACGTATAGATCACTAGAATATGCGAAACTTGTGCGGGATTATTTGAATAAGTATGGGTGGAAGCAGAAATCTGTGGATAGTATTTGTGAAAAATTAGGTGTTGAAAGGGTTAAACATCAAAGAAACACTGTGAGGTATCATTAAAATGAATGAAGATACTGGTATTACTATTAATGGTGATGCGATTATTAATTTCAACGAACCTTCAGTTGATACTGGTAAATCTGTTCAAAAATTAAGACTAACAAATGATAGTAAGAAGTGGAAGAAACGTATTAAAGCAAGGGATATGAATTGTCAGTGTTGTGGTGAAATTGGTGAGAACGGTCATTTAGAAGTTCATCACATTAACCCATTAGCTCAGTATCCGAAGATGGCTACTGATGATGGTAATGGTATAGCATTGTGTCAGAAGTGTCATCGTAAGTATCATGATGAGTATAAAGGGAATGAGAATGCGTATACCTTTGCTTTGTTTTTGAAAAGGTTTGGTAATAGGAGGTATTAATTATGCCTAATCAATTTGAAGAAATATTAAGAAGTGTTGATTTTACTATTAAAACATTACATAAAAATATTGCTGAATATGAAGATGCTCTTAATGAGTTTGAAAAGAATTGTAGAACTGTACTGCCAGTTAAAGAGTATTTGACTATTGATAGTTTGTTGAAGTATAATATTAAACGTTCTAAGGAACGTGTGAGTGAGTTTGAAGAGTATAGAAAAGAGTTATTAGAACATAAGAAGGTGGAATAATGGCTGAAAGAAACATTATAGGTAAAATTGAGGAAAGTAAATTTGAAAAGTTTATGAAAATACCTGTTGAGATAGAAGCATATCAAACAGATGAAGAAGTTTATATTGAAACTTTGGAAGGTGTAATGAAAGCAGACAAAGGAGATTGGATAATCAAAGGTGTGAAAGGGGAATTATATCCTTGCAAACCAGATGTATTTGAAATGACTTATGAGAAGGTGGAATAAAATGACTGATGTTGCTTTTATCTTAGATGAAAAAAACAACCTAACAGGATTCACCGTTACTCTTGGTAAACTTGAAGCAAGATTCGATAGTGATGTTGAAGGATTAACTGAGTTTGTGAATTATTTAACCGAACATTTTCATGAACTTGAAAAAGACATTACTGTTGATTTAAGTGAGGATTTTAAAGAATGGGATAATGTTATTAAAAGATTGAATAAAAATGGTCGCAGACTTGTTGAAATTAAAGAAACATATCAATTAGAATCAGTTAGAATACTGGAAGAGGCAAGGGAAATCAAAGTTGATTTCAAAGCATTATACGGAGGGAATAATGAAAAAACCCGTAAGCAGTATGTTGATGAACAATTATCTGATTTACTTGATGAAAAAAAGGAATTAGAACTCCGTAATGCTGATGACAATCGTAAGATTAGTTACTTAACAAGATTAATAGACATGAAAATAGAACTAATAAAATTCAACGGGATATAAAATCCCTCCCTTTTATTTTTTTAACAGTGAAAAAATGATAACAAATAAAGAACTGCAAGATAAACTAAAACAATATCCTTCAGACTTACCCGTGGGTTTGGCTGTTTCATTTAATGGGAATATTAGTGCTTTTTATGATGTAAAAACAGACGGTATACAATCCGGTGATTTGAAGATAATCTTATTACATTGCCCTGATTTAGATTCAGAATACGAACATTTAATGAACGGTGAAGGTGTTATGATATGATTCCTATGATAGCATTCATAAGTGGATTAACAATTGGAGGATTATTTCTATGACTGAAAAACAATTATCTGATAAAGAAAAGGCATTATTGATTTTGGAAAAAGCAAGTGAAGAATTTACTAAATGTACAACAGAAATTAGAAAATTACAAGAATCATTATATGCTTTGAATTGTGCATTTGAAAATGCAAGTGATATGCTTAAACGATGTTTGAATGAAGAGGAGAATGGAGGTAATATTCATAAAGAATGTGAGTATTACAATTCTGAAAAGGATTACTGTAGTAATTATATGATGGGTAAATATACTGGATTGGCTTTTGAAGTAAGTAGACATGATAAATGTATTAAGGATTTGGTGGAAAAATGAGTGATGTTAGAATAGGAAGATTTACAGTAGATTTTAAAAATTATCATAAAGATAGACTCATGTCTTTGGTTAAATTAGATTGTAGGGATAAGGAAACTTTTGATAAATTATATACTGCAATTTATGATATTTTGGAAGATGAACTAGAGAATCTTAACAAGGAGAGTTCAGAATGAGTACAAAATACGAAATAACAAAAAGGGGGCAATTAGAAAAATTTGATAATTATTACATTAATGTTGAATCAACTGATAAAGAATTTATTGATTTTATTGACCGAGAACTTGATAAAATACTTAAAAATAAAGGAGCTGTACCTTTATGACTATTAAAGTTACAGAGTTTACCACTGAAGAAACAATGAATTACAGGGAAAAAAAGTATCAAGAGTTTCGGGAATTATACTTTAATACTGAATTAAGAATCGGGGATATTTTTAAAGAAATTGGTGTTAATCGTCATAATCAAACAGGACATTATATTATGTCTTGTTTGAAAAAGGAAGGTTTTGAAAACGATAAACGTGGTGGTTTGATTAGGCGAGGAGAATGGTTAAAATGAATAGAAAGCGATTTGAGAACAGATTAAACAAATCAAATATAAAATTCAATACATTAAATCCAGTATGGGATAATAAAAAAGGAACTGCTTTGAATGTATTTGAAATGATAAATAAACTAAACGAATATTCTGAAAAAATTTACGAATTAGAATTACGCATTGATGAGTTAGAAGATGATAATCAGAGATATAGTTTAGGTACTGGTAAACCAGTATTGGAAAATCCTCAGTTTAAGGTTACTGGTTGTCCGTATGAAATACTTGATACTAGTAATAATCATTATTATTGGTTGGAAATGCAAGAGAATGTTAAGGAGTTGTGTAAAAAGATTAATAAGATTGTATCTGAAAGGGATTTGCTTAAAAAAGAACTTGATATTATGATACAAATATTTGAGGACAGTGGTATTGATTATTATATTTCTGATGAGTTAGAACTGGTGATAAATTGAATTTTTGGTGGAAATGTATTCATCTTCAATATCATAATCATTTACCTTTGTGTATGAATCCAAATTTGTACATGTCAAAACGCAGACGTGATTGTTTGATGAGTGATTGTGATTGTATGGTTTTTGAAGGTGAGCATAAAAACATTATGAGGAGATTATAAAAATGATGGAAAAAACAAAGTTAATTTTCAAAGATGATGTGATAAACGGATATAAACATTATATTAATTTTAAAAGAGATTTTAGTGGAGCATTAGCAGTATTTGAAAAATATATCTTACCAGCTTATGCGGATATTGGCATCGATGCAAATAATGACTGGTTAATATTAACTCTTCAATATGATACTGAAATGGAAGATTATCTTAAAATATTAAAGCAAGATTGGAATGACTTAACTGAATTTTTGAATAATGAAGGTATCCAATTTGCATATCCAACAATGTATGATGATTGGAGCATGGTTATTCCAATTGATGATTTTGTTGAATGGGTGCTAAAAAATGACTGAACTATACGATAAACAATACTACTCTAATCTCATTACAGATAACATACAAGTACATTTAGTCAGAGTATTACTACGACAAGATATGAATAACCAAATATGGAAAACAATTTCATCAGAAATATCAGTAAAACCCACTTATAATAAAGAATGGATTACAAAAGAATTAGATTTAGATGACGATGAGATTACAGTTACAATAACTACCAAAAAAGGTAAAAAAATCGAGTTTACTAAAAAATTAGAAATATATGCTCCTACTGATGAAGAGTTAAAAGAATGGGATAATACTCATGATAAGAAATTTGTTAGTCGAATGAGATGTCCTCCGGCTGATGAGGTTGGTGGGAATACTGGAGTATTAAGGTGATTGTGAATGAATATTATATTTTCAGTTGATGTATCCTCAGTTATAAAATGGATTACTGAGTATAACGAGTATAAGTTACATTTTGAAGAGAA